ACCCCCCAGGCTTAGAGGGTAGGGCTGGGATTGAGGGAGAAGGGGAGGGGCCGGTCACCCATTCCCGAAATTTCTACAAAAACTTTTTCCCCCTCATTTAACCAATCCAACACCCATACAGAAAAACCCAATACAATCTGCCCTATAGAATTTTTTACCCAAAACTTTTTTGGAGAATTGCATGGAATGGAAACTGGCTCACCCCTTAGAGGATGTTCAAGAGATCGTGAACATTGCAGATCAATACTTTGTTGACACTGGGGGGGTGATGACAAAGAACAAAGAGATCTTCCGTAAGAATGTGACTGTTACTTCTACGGTTCAACTGTTTGACAAGACAAAAGAGTTCTTGGCAGTATGTCGTGAAACAAAGGAAGATAGCGAACGAATGCTTGGATACTGTTGGTTTGACAGGTTTGGGTATACGACCTATTCAGCAGATGAGATCTCCAATGCTAAGTTTCACCACGTTGAGCCTGATCTAAGTCCACGGGTTAAGATTAAGATTCTTGACGAAATGATTGACCAGCATATACTTTGGGCGTATAACTGCGGCATTCCGGTTATCTGTTCGACTTCTGTTCGACCAGAACACGATGTATTTATGAAGCTCCATAAGCGCCGTGGGTTTACCGTAAATGGCTCCTATGCCTGGATTCGCACTGAACAAGGAATGAAATGCTTGACGAAATAAGGCCAGAAGGCTCTCGTGCTTCCTCTGAGCAAAAGAGGGCTTATTCCAAGGAATATGCTGCTAAGAAGCGTGCTGAAAAGCGGGTTAATAACCTGGTTACTGGCAAAGCAGAACCAAAAGCCCCAGGAGTCAACCTTGGTAGACGGCCTAAATCTGTTGTTAACCGGGTTACTGAATACGGCGCTTTGTTTAACAAACTCAATGAAGAACACATGGCTAAAGGGTTTGCCCCTCTGAAGACGGCTATGGAGGTTCTAATTGAGGCTATGCAATCTGATGAGCTAGATATTAAAGATAAGGCTAAAATCGCTGATAAGCTGGCTCCTTTTGAATCCAGCCGAGCCCCCATCATCTCGATTGAACATGTGCAGAATATTACCAAAGATGAGGAAATATCTGCTGATGACGCTTTGGATGATTTTCTGCAATCTCTTAAGAAGGTTTGAATATGCCGCTAAAATCGGGTAAATCTAAAAAAGTATTCGAAAAGAATATTAAGACGGAAGTCAAGGCTGGAAAGCCTGAGAAGCAAGCCGTTGCAATCGCGTATGCAATGAAACGTGATTCTGACGATAAACGCAAAAAGAAAGGTTAATCCTATGTCTACCAATTTCTTGTACGCCCAAGCACCTAACCGTGTTGGCAATCAATCTAAGCATACTGCTGAACACAAAGCTGTTTCTGGCGGTACTAGCAAGCTGTCCACTCCTGGTGGTCAAGGCGCTCCTAAAGCCGGTGGAAACGTGTTTCCTGTTGGCAACAAGGTATCTCTTTCCAAACCCAAAGGCTATTGCGGCACCATCGAGAATGATGGCTACCTTAATAGTGATCGCAAAAACTATCTGAAGTGAGGCTTATATGTCTGCATACGGCAAAGTAATTAGTGGTGGCGCTCAAATGAGCAAGGGTCTTACTAAAGGAATCAACGACAAACTAGATGGTATTGCTGATCGCCGTGAACGCGCTCAAGTAATCGCTACTTCTGTTGTTAATGCTTACAAGGTTAATACCCTGTCTGACCAGCATACCCAGAACATCCGTGGTGGCAAGTTCACTGCTGGTACTCGTCCCGCAAAGGTGTAATATGAATATCGAAGCATTTGAACGCGACATTGAAAACAAAATTTGGGCTGTCGAAGGAGAAGTAAAAGTTCTCTTGAACGAAGCCTTTATTGCTCTTCACAAACCACAAGTTGGTGATGAGATTGACGAAAATACTATTGAACCCCCTGTAACTGAATAAGGATTTTTATGGCACTGTATGATATTGATTCCCTCAAGGCAGACTTGCCGACAGCGAAAGATCTAGCTCAATTTGTGTACGACAAAATTGGGATTTCTCTCGACCTTATTGGTAAGCCAAAAGCAGACCAATATTTGGCGGCTAAGAATGCCCTTGAAGGAAAGAAAATTCCTGCTGAATACATTAGTGATGTAAATCCCTATGTTGACCGCAAAGAATTGATTCCCCAAGATGAGTTGCGTATCCTTCCAGAACGGTCTAAAGACCTGCCTGCTGTTGAGAATCGTACTCATTTCTTTGGTGCGACCAATATGCCGCATCCTATTGATCCACAATCTGATCGTAAAGTGCAGATCGACTTCTATAAGTACGATAACGGCGCTATTACGTACACGATTACCGGCCCTGTTGAGCAGATCGCTGTTGGTGAACGCGTCAATAAGTTTGGCGTTAAGCAGCCAGAGAAGTACAGTTGGATGGATCCTCGTACAGAAGAGACTTTGCTGCGCCGTGCTGACGGAACCTTCACCGAAAAAGGCCGTGGCGTTTACGCTTACTGCATTGGTGAAAAAGGTGGCGGTATCTGGCCCATGATTGACCGTAACTTCCTTGCTTCTATTGAGAAGAACGTCACCAATCCGTGGTCGTAATGGAAGATTACGCTACTGTTTTTCGGCAGAAGCTATCTGGGCAGGCAGAGGTATGCGCTCGTAAAGCTCTGGAGACTCTTCAAAAGGATCTCCAAGGCCCACGGTCATTCTCTGCTGAAGAGATCTATTATCTTGCCTCTGCCGCCCAGGTTCTGTTAACCATGCGCGACTACTATGGCAAAGAGTGAGGCCAGTAGTTACATCCAGCCAATTTATAAAGATCGTGCCTTAAAGCATCTGGTGAAGTTGGCTGGGGGTAAACAGTATCTCAAGTATCTTGATGACACTCAACTAAAGGCGATGCACGTTGCCAGGGACAAGATTGCAAAAGATATGCAATTCAATACCCTGAAATGGTTTCGACCTTTTCCTTACCAGACAAAATTCTTTGAAACTGGTGCCAAATTTGCTCGTCGTGGAATGATTGCAGCCAACAGGGCTGGTAAAACAATTGCATCTACGTATGAGACTGCCTACCATCTGACCGGCAAGTATCCAAAGGATTGGAAAGGCAAGGTATGGGACAAACCCATCATTGCTATGGCATCCGGGGAATCTTGGGAACAAGTTGCTAAAACGCTACAGTCCAAACTTCTTGGTTGCGACGATATTAAGCAGTCCTACAAACTGGGGACAGGTTCAATTCCACTGGAAGACATTGATGACAAATCTATACGGACGGACGGAGCGAACGTGCTGGCTATTGAAGTCTGGCACATCTCCGGTGGCAAATCAAAGCTCTATTTCTCCAACTACACCCAACAAGTACGACACCTTCAAGGGTTCGAACTTGACCTCGTTGTGCTGGATGAACAGCCACCAGATGAAACTTTCTCAGAACTTGTTGTCCGTACAGCGGCTAGAAACGGACAGGTTATCTGCTCGTTTACTCCGCTAAAAGGTCTATCTGGCCTTGTACGGAAGTTCTGGGACAACATTGAAGGCTACTGCCATGTGCGAGTAACCTGGGACGACATTCCCTATGAGAATGAATGGGGCGAACCCTTCTTTTCTAAGGCAGAACGGGAGCAGTTGTCCCGAGATTTCATGCCTTGGGAACGTGATTGCCGTATGAATGGTATTCCTATGGTTGGCAGGGGTGTTGTATTTCCGCTACTGAAATGGCCCACTTACAAAGCCATTGACGTTGACTTAAAATCCAACGACAAAATGGAACGTCTTATTTCATTTGACTTAGGTATTAAGAATGATCCAACTGTTATATCCTTTTTGTTCCGAGATCCTGTCGAAGAAATCATCTATCTTCATAAGCAAATTACAGTTCCTCAAGGAGAAACTCCTGATGAATATGTCCACTATTTGCTGGACAGGGAAACAAGAAACGTGCCTATTGCTTTGCCTCACGATGCAGGTACTGCTGGCCGATATACGCTGACAGAACAGTCTGTGCGAGAAGTTTTTGAAGATAATTACAACCTGAATTGCATTCCTGGTGCAATTTTGAACCCTCCAAACGATCAAGGCAAGGTTACAAACCATATTTCTTATGGAATTAACACAATGCGGGTTGGAATGGAGCGCTTGACCTTTCTTATTAATGAAACCTGCGTAGATTTTCTTGATGAAGCAAGAAATTACGCTATTGATGAGGCTGGAAAGTTCATTGGCAAAGATGACCACATAGATTCTGCTCGTATTGGTATACTTGCATTAATTCAAGGTCATGGTGAATCAATGGTTAGCCGCGCTAATTCTTTCCAAAGACGCCGACCAGAGGCTTTAGATGGTAAAGTCCAACGAATCTAGGATACAAAATGCTTGATCGTAAATTTTATATCTATGTCCACATGAAAAAAACTGACGATTCAGTGTTTTATGTTGGCAAAGGTTGTAACAATAGATATCTAAAAACACAAGGTCGTAACCAATATTGGGATAGAGTTGTTGCTAAATATGGATTTATTGCAGAAATTGTTCAAGCAAATTTGACTTTTGAAGAAGCTAATGAAGCTGAAATTAGTCTTATTAAAGAATTGAAAGAACAAGGATGTCAATTATGCAATTTGACTAATGGTGGAGAAGGTGTCAAAGGTTGGAAAAAAACATCAGCACAAATAGAACATCATCGTCTTATTACAACTGGCATGAAACGATCTGAAAAATCAAAAGCCAAAATGAAAGGCCGAAAATTTTCAGAAAAAGCATTGCAAAAAATTGGTTGTGCGCAAAAAGGAAAAATTGTTTCCGAAGAAACTAAGAATAAAATGTCTATAGCTGCAACAAAGCGTAAAGCATCAAATGAGACAAAAGCAAAGATTTCTGCTGCGCATAAAGGGAAACAGCATAGAAAAGGCGCTATTATTTCAGAAGAGACTAGAAAAAAAACTAGTGAGTCTTTGAAAAAAACATTAGCAGCTAAAAAACTTGCCAATGCAACAATTGCTCTGGCCTCATCGCATAAGGAACTACAAAATGTTGGATAAGCAGAATTTGATTGTGCCTTATATTGAGGCACCTGAAGGTAATAAAGGAATAGAGTTTCAGGTTGCGCATGAAACGTATTTAAAAATGGTTGATTATTTGCGATTGACGCAAGCCAAGAATACCTTTAACCGGCTTTCTGATTACCATTATCTGAATATTGCCGTAAGTAACTCTACTGAGCCAATTCGCGGCATTGATTACATCCATCCGGTTGTAACTCCAGGCGTCGATTACGCAACGGCTATTATCACAAAATGCCTGATGCCTAATGGCAAGGTTAACTTTGAGTTTGAGCGTTTTAGTGAATCTGATAGCGAACAAGCCTATCAATCCACTGAAATGGTCAAGTACATGCTTAACAGCAAGAATGACTCTTACCAAATTATTCGTGATTGGGCGCAAGATTCTTTGTTGCACAAAAACGGTATTGTTATGGTGTCTCCTGTACGGGAACCCATTACTCAATACAAAGAAGTAACTGGAACCAAAGACCAATTGCGTGTTTTTGAGACAATGGCTGGAGAAAAAGGACTAACAGCCAAGCGTCAAGAGATGAAATTGGCTGATGTTGATCTGCAAGGAGCAATGCAAGCTGCTGCTGCTGGTGGAGTGCCATCTGGTCAAGCTATTTCAGATGCCTTGGATAAGAACAAGGTCTATAAAGCAAAGTACAAGCTAACTGGTTACTCAACAACTGTTCGTGTTAAGCATGTAGCCCAACATTACTTTGTATGTAATCCTACAATTTCTAATATACAAGATCAGGACTTTGTTGGGTTCTATGATCCAATGACCATCCATGAATGCAAAGCTCAGTTTCCTTATGTGGATCTTGAAAAACTTGCCGATCATGCTGCTTACGGCCCTGCGGGTGCTTATCAAGCTGGCGCTCTTGAAAATGATCTTGCTCTTCATGCTCGTGATTCGACGCCTGTTCCTGGGCAAGGTGTAGTAGCCTCTGCCGGTGCAGACCGTTACAGCCGAGTCATCATGCTGACTACTGCCTGGATCCGCAAGGATGTGGACAATGACGGTGAAGAAGAAATCATTGAAGTTTGTTACTCTGGCTCGTATGTCCTATACGTCAAAGAAGTAGACTTCATTCCTTTGGCATCCATGTGTCCCAAGCCAATCACGGGTAACTTCTTTGGTTACTCATTGGCTGAACGCCTGGTTCCCATGCAGGAATACGCCACTTCCATTGCTCGTGCTGAAATGGCATTTGCAATGCAGTCGTCTACGCCTCGTATCGGTGTGAACCCCGAGTTCATTGATGCGGAAGAAATCCAACGCGGTGTAAGTGCCATGTTTATCTTGGATCGCAAGTTCGATCCTAATAAGCACGTATTCCAGTTCCAGCCCATGCAGGGTAATCTGGCATACGTTGAGTCGTCTATGCAGCGTTTTGAGGCTGACAAGATGGCAATGATTGGCATGACCAGTCCAGGCGATGTGATGAATCCTGAAGTCATGAAAGATGGCAACAGCGGCTTCAAACTGCAACTGGCTATGGGGCCAAACCAGCTTATCCAAGATGAGATGGTCAAGAACTGTGCTATTGGTCTGCGTGATGTGATCTACATCGTTTGGAAGACTCTGGTTCAGTATTCGGACGATTACAACATCCAGCAATTGGCCAATGCCTGCAAGCAAGGCAAACCCTTCTTGGATGCAATCTCCATTGAGAACTTTGAGTTTATTGACCGTCGAATGATTAACATTGACCTGGCTCTTGGGTTCTTGTCTGACGAAAATCGTCTTACTCGCCAACAACTTATCACACAAACTCAAGGTGCTTTCTCTGCTTCCATGATGCAGATTGACCCTTCTGTTCCTGAATTGTTTGCCAAACTGCGCCGTCCATTTGAAGATACCTTGCGAGTGCTGGGTGTTAAGGATGTGGATTCGTATCTTCCTACGCTGGAAGAAGCCGCCAAGATTGCACAAGCTAAATCTCAGCAACCACCAAGCCCTGAGCAACAAGAAATCAGTTCCAAGGTTGCAGTTAATACTGCCAAGGCCAAAGATACTGAAGCAAATACTGCGTTTACTGTCCGTAAGACCCAAGATATGGATACGGATGATTACTTTGAAGCACTGGCTGCAAAACGCGGTAGACTTAGCGCACAGGAAATTGATTAAGGATTGAAATGAAAAGCCTAGTATTGAATATTAGAAGTTACTTTAATAAACGAACAAAACTGATTGATACAAGGAAGGAAGCTGATGTAACCAGAAAAACTTTAGTTATTGAGAACGGCGAAAAAGCCGGTCGCCTCATGGCAAATGAGGATTTTGCACTAATGTTTAATCTCTATAGATTCAACATGTTGGAGCGTCTTGAAGACAGTAAAGACGATTCAGATCGTATTAGCAATGCACATTATGTGGCTGGAGTCCGAGATTTTATTTACTTTGTTGAACAACAAGAGTATCTCGGAAAAGTTGCAGTTAAAGTTCAACCTTAAAGAAATGAGATAAACTATGTCAGACGTAATCGAGCAATCGACCGCCCCTGAGCAAACTGGAAGCGTAAATCCGGTGGATGCTATCGCTGCAATGATTGCCGCTAACAAGCGTAACAGTCCGCAACCTGAAAGCAGTTCGCCACCTCCAGCGGGACAAGAAGTTAAACCTTCCCCCGAGGCGGCTCCTGAAAATGGTGCTGAACCTGAAGATGGTAATTCTGATGAAACGGAAGCTGTCGAGTCTGAAGATAATGCCGAGTCCACCGATGGTGTAAACGAAGCAGTTAATTTTCTGGACTTTGCAGAACAGAATCCGAATGTAATGCTGAAAATTCCAAATAAGGACGCAGAAGGCGGCTTTGTGGAAATGACGGCAAGCAGGGCGGCTTCTATTCTGGGTCAAGGAAGTGCCATCCATGAAAATGCTCGTAAACTGAAAGCAGAACGCGCAGATTTTGAAGAGTATGAAAGTAAACGCCGTAATGAGTTGGACGGTTTGCAAATTGGGCTTGAATTTACTATCGTTCCGCAGTTGGAAACAGCAGCAAACGAATTGGTAACCTTGCAACAATATAACCAGCAATGGAAGCAAATCTACGACAGTGCGACTACTGAAGTTCAGCGTAGCGAAGCTGAAGCAGCAATGCGACAAAATGCTACATTGATTAAACAGAAGTCAGACTTCATTTCGGAAAGTCGGCCTAAAGTAAGTCAGTTTTATCAGGCTCGTTCTGATTACGTCAAGGAAACCCTAGAGAAATCTCGACAGGCTTTCACAGACAAGGAATTGGCAAACAAGGCAAACTTTGCTGAACTTAGGGATAAGCTGGCAAAGGACTGGAAGGGTGCAAATGGATCGTTTATCCCTGGAGTACCAAACATTGATTTGATCTCTAGTGACGAATATCTGTTGAGTCTTGTACGTGATGGCATGAAGTTCCGTGAGGGGCCAATTGTCCGCAATGCCGGTGGTTCGTTGGCGGCGTCCAACAAACAAATGGCAAAGTCTAAGACTGCTCCTGAAGATAAGATGGAAGTTCTTCAAAAGAAAGCGAATTCGGGCGATAAGAATGCGACTCGGGATCTTTTGGCAACTATGCTTGCATCAAATAAACGCAAGCGTTAATTTTTAGGAAATTTATCATGGCTCTTATTACCTCCGCCGCACTCGGCAATGGCAATGGTTCGTATACCACCGATATCGTCGTTAAAGACCTCGATATGACCGTCTCCAACTATGTGAAGGATCGTACCCCGATCACCAACATGGCTATGAGCAAAAAACGCAAAGTCAATTCGACTCTGCACATCTGGCCCGTGGATTACTACCGTACTCCCGCTCTGAATGCACAACTGGAAGGCGCTGCTGTTACTACGGCTCTGTCGGCTTCTAACACTCGTGCAAACATCGGTAACTACACTCAGATTTTCACCACTGTGATCGGCGCCACTGGTACCGCTCGTGCTGTTGAACAAGCTGGTGGCGATCCCCAGGCATACCAAGAAGTCAAACAATTGACCGAGATCATGTTTGACGTTGAACTGCAAATGGTTCGTGCTGACGGCGCCTCCATCAAGTACAGCGGTCAAGCAGGTACGCAACCTTCCGGTTCTACGACTGTTAACTCTGGTCGTCGCTTTGGTTCTTTGTTCTCCTATGCTGGTACTCGTTCGGGCAACCCAACGTCCGGTACTGCTGTGTTGAACTTGGCTACCTCTGACGGCAATGACGTTACCGCTACCACCAGCACCAACCAGCCTTTCAATGGCCTGTTGAGCAATGCCGGTTTGGGTTACTTCTCGTTCGCATCGGGTCAAACCTTGCAACAGTTCAGCCCTTTCCTGTACAAGCAGTTGGTTACGACTGCCGAGCAGCGCTTCAACGCCAAGATCACCAACATGGTTGTTCCTACGTCGATGCGTACTCACATCAGCGATATGCTGCCAACCAGCCGTTCTATCAACCGTTTTAACCCGGCTGACAAGGGCGACACCATTGGTACTTACGAAGGTGACTTCAACTACACGTACCAGATCGACGACTCTTGGGTCATGGATCAAACTGGTTCGGATAACAACTCGGTTCTGTTCATGAACCCTGACGTTATCCAGTGGGGTTCATTGCGTGAACTCGGCCCAAATAACGAAGTGTTCAGCTCTGCTGACGCATCGTTGGATCAATACATCATGGAAGGCACTTTGATTGTGCGTAATCCCGCTGGTGTTGGTGTCCTGTCTGGCATCTCGCCTACCGGCGCTGCTGTAACTGCTCCTCGCGCATCCACGCAAGTTCAGCGTTACCTGTAATCCTCTAGGGGTTTCTGAAGAAGGTTGGCGACAGCCTTCTTTGGAAAGCATGGAGAATGAAAATGGATGATGAAGTAAAAGTTAATGAAGAATACTATTCCAAGGGAATCTTGGAGGCTGGTATTGAAGGTGTATTGGCAAAGAACGACAAACTTTTTAATGAAGTGAAGTCTGGCACTTGGTCACAAACCTTCAATACTGATAATCTGAATTACAAAATTGGTGCTATTAACGGTGAGCGTTATGTGCAGTATGAGCAGAAAAACATTGAAGAAGTGAAACAATTCTGCAAAGAGCGCAGAGAGTTTCACAAGACTCATGGAACAGATAACCCGTTTTTTGCGGGTACTGCTCACATGATGCAGCTTCCCAAGTGCTTTGCCCATGAAATTACTTCCAAATGGTTTAACAACCGTCCTTGGGAATTGATTAAAATGGACAAGAAGGACAAAATCCTTTTCTATGCCATTGTGAATGAATATTACAGTGACTTTGTATGTCATCCTAGCGGGAAGATTCCAATTCCCTATAATCCCGCAATACCTACAAAATAAGGTTAACAAATGGCACTATTCATTCAATCAGCTAATTCTCTTGTAAGCCGAATTGCGCAATGGGTTGGTGCTATACCTTCTACTCTTAGCATTACCGCAACATCAATTGACGCCCTTGGCAAGACAATCACCACTTCCGCTTCCCCAGTTGGAATTGTGTTGATTGGAGACTTTATTAGCCCAAGCGTTCAAGGGCCGTTTGCGACGATTACAGCCATTACCAGTACAACCATTACGGTTAACGATCCTGATGGCGTATGGACGGGTTTAACGACCCCTGTGAGCATTCTGAAGCTGCCAACTCAATCTTCCTTGGAAATCATGGCTTGCATCCAGATGTGTGAGCTGAAAATGCGAACTATTGAGCTTCCTGCTCTGCGTTCAGATCCATATACGACTACCACTCCTACGGTTTTGATTACCGACTCCCAGGGTATGGCTCCTATCCCATCGGATATGAACTCTCCTATCTTGTTTTTCCAAGATGCACAGCCTTCTCAACAGCCCGTTGGTGCTACCAACATGGGACCGTGGATTGTGTATGACCGAGTTGGAGATCGAGAAATCATTCGTCGTCGGATGATCGACCAGTTGTACATCCGTCCATTTGGTGTTCCTCGCGTTATTCGTGCTTCGTTCTCTGAAGTTGGCCCTAACTATGTGTTTACGCCAAATCCTGGTGAGAACGTAACCATCAAGGCGTATTACAACAAGACATTCCCATTCTTGTTTAGTTCAACAAGTGATGCATTGAATCCTTTGATCCAAACCAATTCTGTACTTAATTCTTTTCCAGAGGGTTATTTGTACGGAACTTTGTCTGCTTTCTACGATAAAAATAAAAACGTAGAAGAGTCTGCCAAATGGGATACACGATTTGATGCCGCTTATGGTCTAATTGAAGATCAGAATTACAAAGGTAAATGGCGCGGAGGAGATCAGCATTTAACTTCTGAATTCCAACCAAGAAATTACCGCTATGCTTTTAAGTGATCTACATGTTTAAACCAACTGCTTTGTATGTAAAAACCCACAATAAAACTGGGTTAAAGTATTTTGGCAAAACTACGCGTTTAATGAAAATTCATTCTTACAGAGGCAGTGGATTGCATTGGTCAAGGCATCTTAAAACACATGGAAATGATTACACAACGGAATTGCTTGGAATTTGGCATGATGCAGATCGTCTAAAAGAATTTGCCATAAAGTTTTGCAACGACCATGATGTTGTTAAGTCAAAAGAATGGGCAAACATGGTTTTAGAAGAGGGTTTGCAAGGAGCTGCAAATGGAGAAACCAACATTTCTAAACGTGCTGACGTACGGGAAAAAATGAGTGAAAATTCTGCAAAAAACCAGCTTGGCAAATTTGGTATAAACCATTCAAGTTTTAAAGAATGGTACATTACGCCATTGGGTAAATTTGATAGCCTAAAATCAGCTTCTGTAGCTCATAACACAACGCTACAAAATATTCACTACGGAATTTATGGTTATAAATATCAATATAAAAACCAAGAAAAAGTAGTAAAACCACGCAACGGTTGGCAATTTGAGCCAGCACAGCTTTAAGTAAGGACACAACATGGCAACCAGTGGTCTATACGGGAATAGTTCAGAATCTATTGGTTTGTATGGAAACACCAATGTTTTTGGTGGAACATATTTTCAATGGTTTATTTTTCAACAAAATAACGGTCAACCTGTAACGCCAACTGGTGGCTCATGGGACTTTACAACTAATACTGGAACTCCTCCTACTGGATGGACTGCAACGGTTGCTTCTGTTCCAACATCTCCTGTTTGGTTTTCTACATCGTTTGTAGATTCTCGCAATCCAACTGTTTTTGTTTGGTCTGCACCATCTTTGCTTACATCGTCTAATTCTATTTATGCCAGTGCATATGCAGAAACATTTACAGGCAATGGAACGCAAACTGTCTTTACTCTTGCAAACTCTCCAGTTACTGTAAACAACACTGATGTATCAATCAATGGTGTTGTGCAAGTTCCTGGTGTTGATTACACAATTAATGCTGTAACGCTTACCACTACAACCGCAGTACCCAATCGTTCTGTAATGTTGGTAAAGTACAAGCAATCATTGCCTAATTCTTATTATGGATTAGCTTCCAATGTTGGATTTACGCCAGTTGGCACCCTTACTTCTACCAATGTTCAATCAGCAATTGCTGAAGTATTGACAGATTATTCCGCTCAAACAGGCGCTGCTTCTATTGGTTTTACTCCAGTAGGCGCAATTACATCTACAAATGTGCAATCTGCGGTTACAGAAGTTGTAACTGATTTGGCTTTGTCTAGTGGTTCTTCTACTGTTGGTTATTTGCCAGCAGGCTCAGGAGCTGTAGCAACTACGGTGCAGACTAAGTTACGTCAATCCGTGAGTGTCATGGACTTTATGACTGCGGCTCAAATTGCAGATGTGCAAGCAGGAACGTTAACTCTTGACTGTACAACAGCAATTACTAATGCTTTAAATGCA